TGCTCGTGTTGCTTCTATGGATAAGCGTGCTGTAGGTAAGCTTACAGATGCCAATCACTTAGAAAGCTTCCACAGCACAGAACCTGCTGATTATGATAAGAAAATCATCAGCTTGTACACACAGTCTAGCTTATATAGCAATGACTTTTTAGACATGATTAACAAAAGCACACCTTATTACATTGATAATAATAGTGATGCTTGGAAATGGGATGTACAAGTTCCGTACAAATTCCCAAAAATCATTAATGTTCCTGACAGCACATTGAATTTACAAAAACCTGGTATCGATGGTCAAGAGTTTTCTCTTGTTCTTGATACTAATGAGTTCTCTAAGAACGCTATTGTTTCTGTAGGTTCTCGTCAATATGGTCCTCGTTTCTACGTTATTAAGGATCCCGTTCCTTATAACATGGGATACTTGTACTCTTTCACTCTAGTTTCTGATAATCCTACAGTGGATTTCGTAACTTCTACCTTCTTACAAGTGGGTATTGAACTGGAACTGGTTGATGCTGCAATTGGTGAATTCGATCAAGACTTATTAGGTCTTCCTCGTTTGGGTGAAAAAATCACTATGTTTGAATCTCTTGGTTCTGCATATGGTTTCGAACACAAAATCACTGAGTGGGCTGATGACAAAATGATGAGAGATGCTTCTGGTAAACCTCTTGACATTCTGGTATATGCTCCTCAACGTAGAAATCAGCTTCCTTTAACTCGTAATGATGTTAAATGGGAACCGTTTATTGAGTTCTGGATGCGTAAGTCTATGCTTGAGTTGAAAGTTAAGCGTATGATTTGGAGCAAGCCTGGTACAGTTAAAACAAATGGCTCTAAGCAAGAATTGAAGCGTACTTCTGCTGGTGTATATCACAGAATGCGTAACAATGGTAACTTGGTACAATACAATCGTGGTGAGTTTTCTGCAAACCTGATTCGTTCTGTGTTTGGTGATCTGTTCTACCGCAGGGTGGATGTTAAAGATCGTAGAGTGAAAATGTACACTAACGAAGCTGGATTTGATGTATTCCAACAAGCTCTGAAAGCTGATGCTCTGAACAGTGGTCTTACTTTCATGGCTGATAGCGGAAACCGTTACTTACAAGGAGAAGGTCAACACATCACTTATAACTTTGCTTTCGATGCAATGGTTACTCGTGAAACTGGTCGTGTTGAACTGATTCACCTGAAAGAACTGGATCTTCCTCAATCTAATCTGGAATTCGGTCAGAACAAGAAATCTACACCTGTATTCATGGTATTTGATGTTAGTCCAATGAGCGATGGTTCTCTGGTTAACAACATCCGTGAGGTGCGTATGAAGGGTGCTCCTTCTATGACTTGGGGATATATTGATGGAACTCGTCACCACTTAGGCTTTGCTAAGTCTCAAGGTATGAGCTCTGCAAATAAATTCCCTGGTTATGAAATCTGGATGAAAGACCGTTGTGATGTATTCATTGAAGATCTGTCTCGTACAGTGTTGATTGAAGAAATCCCACAATTCTAATTCCTCCTAGGGGATCTTCCCCAGGACTAATACCGAGAGGAGAATGCCCCCCACTTCAATGTGGGGGAGCTCTTCTCAAAACAGAGGTGAGTGTTGGGGTGTCCCCAGCAGCCAAGATCTTCGGTGATCACTCCTCTGCCAAATAAAAACCACAAAAACTACAAGTATGGGCAAGATTGGAAAAATTTCCACTATTAAGAAAGAGTATAATAACTCTCAACTTCAGACAATGCAAGGTGGTCTTTCTACAAGAGGACTGACAAGAATTCCTGGTACAGGTGTTTTCAAATATCCTTATAAGGAACTTGATGGAACTTATAGAACAGGACTTGATCCACATGCATCTTACATTCGCAGAATCTCTGATCCTACAGAAAGAGAGTTGGAGGTTGAGCGTGTAACAGCTCTTAGAGAGAAGCTTGAAAATGCTCTTGGAGGTCTTGATCTTGGTCCTCGTTCTAAATTCTGGAACTATGGACTCTCCACTTCTACAGAAGATACATTACATGTACAACCTGTAAAACTATTAGATGGGGACAATTTCTTCGATCTCAATGTTCCTCTCCAGGAATTAGCTTTCTCTTGGTTGCGTGTTCACCCAACAATTGCAAGCTCTTATCAAGCTTGGGAGCGTGGTGAATTTGCTGCTGATACACAATTTTATGTTGTAGATGATGAGATTGAGAATGCAGTGGTATTCAAAAAGAAACAGCTCATCAACAAAGCGATTGTTAAGTTTGATGGAATGACTCCTGAAAGAAAGAGAAAAGTGGCTAGGTTGTTAGGACTTCCTGTAACAGATGATACAAAAGAAGAAGTGGTGTACAATTTAGTAGATAATGTCTTAAAGCAAACAGAGTTTAAGAACGGAAAGTACCAAGGACTCAATCCTGTTGAAGTGTTCACTAGGTTTGCTGACATGAAAGACAACTTGCTCCATATTAAGGATCTTGTTAAACAAGCCTTGACACACTCCATATACAGACTGAAACCAAATGGTAAGGTGTATGAAGGAGAGTTTGAAGTGGCAAAAGATGAAGATGATCTGGTGAAGTTCTTAGCGGATGATGATAATCAAGATGAACTAATCACCCTTGAACAAAAATTAAAAACTAAGAAACTCGCATCAGTATGATACCTGTAGATAGTTTATTATATAAGATTGACCAAAGACTAAATAAACTATCTACTAATGATCATCAACAGATACAATTAGAAGATAAGATTTTAGCTTTGAATGAAGCTCAAATCAAGCTAATAAAGCAAAAGGTTGATGGTTTTAGTGTTGTTAGTGGCACTGGGTTTGATTCCTTCAAGAAAAGATATGAGGATTTACAATCACTAGTTGTAACATACGATCATGGTGTCCTACCTTTAAAACTAGCAGATCCTTTAATAAATAGATGGGAGGCTAGTACAGAATTACTTGTTCCTAAATATATGTTCTATGTTGATTCATATGTGTTAGCGGACAAAGGGAAGTGCAAAGATAGAAAGATTTGGGTGAATAGAGACTTGTCAAAACATGGTGACACCCAGTTTATTCTAAACAATGTACATTATAGGCCTTCTTTTGAATATCAAGAAACGTTCAATTGGCTTTCGTCTGATGCAATAAGTGTATTTACGGATGGAACATTTACACCAAGTAACATCTACGTAATGTACATGAGATATCCAATATATATAGACAAAGAAGGATATGTTAAGTTTGATGGCACTCCTTCTGTAAACCAAGACTGTGAACTAGAAACATACTTAGAGGATGAACTTTTAGATTTAACAGTTCAAAACCTAGCAATGTACACAGAGAATCAACTGGCTGTACAAAGTTCACAAATGAGAATTCAAACAAACGAATAGTTTTTTTCACCTTTAAATATAAACAAAATGGCTGATTTTTCATTAACTACCCTCTTTGTAGTTCCAGTAGGGCAAACATCATTCCCTAGCTCTGGTTCTACACAAGACCTCACAGCTGGCCAAGTTGGTATTTTCTCCAACAATTATGCAGCTACTCTCACTCCTGGTTCTTTCCCTTATTTCTACATTGCTCAAGGTAGAACAAACACTTATTTGCAAGGCTCTAAGCGTTCAGACAAAATTGCTGGATGTGCTCAAGGAGGTTCTTGTAAATCAAATGTCACTGAGTGGTACAAAGTGAAAGGATGTGCTACAGCAACTAATCAAATCACTGACATTACAGATTTTAATGTAAAATGTGGTGATGTTGTAACATTGACTATTCGTGCACACTCTTCTTACATTGACACTCTGTATTTCAATGGTTTGACACGTTCTGTAACTGTTCAAGCTCCTTGTTGCGATTGTGGTGGTGATCCTTGTGAAACTGTTGATGTTGATGCTCTGATTGACCAATTCATCACTAAATTAGAAGCTACAGCTCCTGATTTCTTAGGTGGTGACACTACTGGTACAAATCCTGACAACATCACTTTAAGCACATTCTTCACTTTCACTAATGTTGGTGGTACTATTCTTCGTATTGAAGGTAAGCCTCTGACTAAATATGGTCAACCTTGTGATGTTGCAGCGTTCCCTTATGAATATGACAGACTGTGGTTCCGCACATTCATCTATTCTGGTCCTGCTACCACTGCTGACTTTATTGTTGCAGACAATTGTAACATTGTAGCTACTTCTACAATCACTCAAACTTCTAACTATCCTACAGGTACTTCTGATGAAATCATCCAACTTGAAAAGAACTACTATTCTTACCAAGCTGGTTATTTGAAACATCTGTACAGAATGGTGGGATATAATGGTAACTTTGAGAGCTGGGTGAGCGCAGGTGCAACTTATGATACATATTATATCAGGTTCAATGCCTACGATAAATCTGGTTATCAATGGGGTGATTATATCGAGCAAGATGCAATGGTTATCATCGCTGTTCCTGAAGGAACTGCTTCAACAAATCTTTACAATGCATTGGAAGATGCTCTTGGAGAGATTGAGTTTGATAACACTTGTATCACTACAACCACTTCTACTACTACAGGAGTAGCGTAATAGATAGAAGAAATACAATCATATAAACCTGTGCCAGAGGGTCAGAGAGGATAAATCTCAAAGTCCTCTGGCACATTTATTTAGAATAACATGGCAGAATTAAGACTAGATATAGCAGTAATTCCTACGTACAATTCTCAAACGTTGGGGATTGCTGACACATCAACATATCCCTCTCCTTCATCTATCTCTGCTCCTTCAATTGAGTTTAATGTTCCTTCTTTTGGAAAGGTGGTGCTTCCATTCAATCCAAATAGCTTCAACTTGTTTAATTCAACATCATTAGGAATTACAAGTGTTGGAGACACATTGCTTCCTCTTCCTGATGGAGTGTATTATATTAAATACACAATATCTCCTGCATACAAGAACTTTGTTGAGAAAACAATCATGCGTGTTGATGCTCTTCAGGAGAAGTTTGACAATGCATTTATGAAGCTAGATATGATGGAATGTGATAGGGCAATTAAAACACAACAGAAGGTGCAATTAAACAGCATATATTTCTTTATACAAGGAGCAATAGCTGCTGCAAACAATTGTGCTGTTGATGAGGCTAACAAACTTTACAAGCAAGCTAACAAAATGCTTGATAACTTTGTTAGAAATGGATGTCAGTGTTCTGGCACAAACTATGTAACCAACTTTTACTAATATGGCTAAGTGTACCAAATGTGGAGCTAATTTTGGCTGTGGATGTCAATTAATTAATGGACTGTGTGCAGCCTGTCATGCTGCTGCTCAAAAAGGAACAAAAAGATTTAGAAATGCTATCACCAAGGCTTATCAACTGTGTAGACTGTTCTGACATTTGTGTTGTAATCTCAGAAATAGATTGCAAAATAGCACAAATGGCAAAAGATCTGTATAACAACACTATTTATTCTCTCAACAGGAATATAGATGGGAATGCTATAAACGATCTTTTAAACTACAAAAGAATCCTACAATACAGAATCTGTAACATAGAGTATGGTGGTAGAAACTTCTCAGATGAACAAATCATCAGTAGAATCAAATTATTAATACGTAAATAAAATACAAAAATGAGTTGCTCAAATTGCTATAATGGATGTCCTCAGATAGTTTCTGACCAATGTGTTAAATATACAGGAATAGATGTACCAGTTCTTGGTATAAAGAATGGAGATAGTCTTTCCTATGTAGAACAAGCCATCATCACTTTTTTAACATCTACATTAGATGGAACAGGAGTGAAGCCTAAGGTGGAACCATCTATAATCTGTGACATAGTAAAGAAATATCTTCCTACATGCGGTGATCTTAGTGTTGTAGATTTTATAAAAGCTCTTATTCAAGCAGTTTGTGAATTAAAACCACTTGTTGATGGAACAATTGCAGATATTGATGACATAAATGATTTTATAGCTTCTTTAGAAGCTGCTTATGATGTAGATTGTTTAACAGGTGTAACTTCCACTTCTGGAACACATTTAATATTACAAGCTGTAATTGATAGACTTTGTGCATTTATTATAGATGTAGATGCTACATATGTTAAACTTGATGATCTTGACGATTTGATTGCTGCATATCTTGGAGGTCAACCAGGCTCATCCAAGTATTATACAAAAATGGTTCCTTATGTGGCTGTTCCATTTTTCCCTACAGTTGGAATATTGTCTAATTTTAGTGGAAGTGGTGTAGGTAGTGGGGATTGGGAAAAGATATATTTTTGTAATGGTTTAAATGGCACTCCTGATTTAAGAGGAAGGGTTCCTGTTGGTGTAACAACAGGTATGGGAGGATCAGCTCTTTCTCCAATAGTTGCTCCTGGAGGACTGAATCCTGACTATCAGTTGAATACAATAACTGGTGCTAATGGTGTATTTCTGTCAGAACCTCAGCTTCCTTCGCACACACATACAGCAACAGCTACATCCACTTCTACAGGAACTATTTCTCCAGATCCTCACAGTCACAGTTTTACATATACAGGTAGAGGTGCAACTACTGGTTCTAGTAGTATAGGATCTAGTGCAGGTAGTAGTACAAAAACTACAAGCAGTCAAAGTCTTAGTGTTTCTATAACAACATCCACCACTGTAAATAATGCAAACACAGGTGGAAATGAAGCACATTCAAATGTTCAACCTGGTGTAGGTTGCTATTACATCATGTACATCCCATAACATTTTAAATTAATATAAATGTCTTGTTATCCTAATAATTCCTGCAATAGAAATGTCCTAAAAAGCTGTAGTAACACAGATGTTGTTGTCTACACAGGAGAAAATCTCACATGTACAGGAATAGAATATGGTGATAGTTTAACAGTGGTTCTTCAGAAGCTAGATGAGAAGTATTGTGAAATATTAGATATTATAGAAAACTGTAATACCACCACTACATCTACCACCACTGTTAATGTACCCCCTGTACACCCAGTTCAAGTGTGTAAAAGTCCTTTTGCAAAAATTTTAGAAAACAATCCTCCTGAACAATAATTAAATTTTATATAATGACATTTAATGCTATTGAAAATATTTTAGATAAAGGGGAAGTTTCTCCAAAATGCGATTGTTGTCCTTGTTCAAACATATATGTGTTTGGAAGTGTAGAAACAGCTTTGAAACTTATAGAAGCAGCAGGTTGGTTAGGATATCAAGACGATTGTACAACACGCACTTACACTACAAGTTGTTGTACAGAAAACTGTTTAGACAAACTTGAAGAGCTTTACGGTGCTGCTGTAACAGATAGAATTTTAGATAAAGGTATGTATGAATACTCCTTATTAGGAGCAAGATCAACACTCTGTGATATATACGATTATTTAAAAGATAACAATGTTCCATTATTGGATGCTATTGATTTTATTGATACAATGCTAGACAAAGGTATTGTTTTTCAATGTTATGGAGATAATCAATTTATAGGTGAGGTGGATACCTTTCTTGAGTTTGCTGAGCTTTCAGAAAGTCTAGTTTGTAATGATCCAAATCCTTGTAATTGTCTTCCTCCAGAACAATGTTGTTTATCTATTATTGCATCTGTTGAAACATATGCAAAATACGTTGATGCTGTAAGTGGTGGTGGGGGAGCTGTTCCTGCTTAAAATTAAAATACTATTAAATGTCTTGTTATCCAAATAAAATAGTTCGTGTAACATACCCAAAGAGTTGTTGTCCAGAAGTGGATGATTCTCAACAACTTACATATTCTGGACCAGCATTGCAATGTATTGAGGTGCAAACAAATCAAACTCTCAACGATGCTATTAAGGAAATAGACACTCTTATATGTAACACATTAAACAGTCTTACCACCACCACAACTTCTTCAACAACAGTTATATAAATTTAAAACCATGACAGTATTAATTCAACTTACAACAGCAGGTCTTGATACAGGACCATTCAACCTATTCTCAAATCTTGACTCCTTTGGAACACCATTTGAAGTGGGAGTGACAAAGGTAGATCTTTTATCAGGATATTTAAGCTCACTTGTTCCTTATGGAACAACAACAATAAGGGTGTGTTCCACATCTTTATATTGTGCAAATTGTGTAGATATCACTATTGAACCTCTACCTACAACTACCACTACCAGTACTACATCTGGAAGTTTCTATATGTATAGTCTTGTTTTTGATCCATGTTCTTCTGCTACACCAACATTCACTGCATATTCAAGTTCATCAGCATTAGGAGTAGGAGTTTCTCTATGGCAAGATTCAGCTCTAACTATTCCTTACACATGTTCTGCTGGTGGACCAGGAAACTTTTGTTTTGTGGGATTTGCTAGTATTCCTCTAGGCGGTTATTGGCGTATACCAGATGGAACAAATGTGATTGATAATTCTGGAAGTTGTGTTTAATATATTAAAACTTCCTGTTTTGTTGGTTTTACAGGATATGTTCTCCCCTGGTGTATCCACACTGGGGGTTTTTTAATTAAATTGGTTATTCCAATAATTAATTCAGTTAAAATAATTTGGTAATTATTAAATAAGTGCCTACCTTTACTCTAATTTTTAACTAAAATTGCTTTATGCAGGATCAGAATTCCTTGTTATATCAGCTGGAACAAATGCTCCACTGGAAGAAAAGTAGAAACTTCTACGCTAAAAAACTAAACATTACAGAAGAGGAGATTGATGAGTTGATGAGGGAATTGAGAAAGAAAGACACTGTAAGAAATGATGCTGAAACAGCTGTCTATATTGGTGCTCTTGAGGAACGAGTGATAGAAGTGAACAATGAAAAGGGTACATTAAAAAGCACAATAGAATCAAGCTTTGAACCAAAATCAGATTTAGAACTAGCCCAATTACATAAAATAGACCTATCTAAATACAAGATATCAAACTATTGGTCTAAACAAAAATCTAATGGTAAATTTACTTCTTCTATATTTGCCACGCTTAGGAAACCAAATGATTACACTGCTGAAGACTTTGCTAAGTTTTTGGAGAACTATGTTCCTAAGGAGGTAAATGTTAGATATATTGACTATGATGAATTTGAATATGATGATGTAGATATTGAGGTGTCTATTTCTGACTTCCATTTGGCAAAGAAAACCTTAGAAGGAGAAACTATAGAAGATAAGAAAGAACAATACATGAGTGTTCTTACAGACCTTGTAGAAAAGGTGAGAAACTCTTATGATATAAACAAGATAGTTTTCCCCATCTCTAATGATTTCTTCCATACAGACAACTACCAGAACACTACAACAAATGGTACTCCTCAAGATGTATTAGTGGGATATGATAATGAGTATGAGGAGGGTTTTGATCTACTGGTCCAAGCTATAACCTATTTGCAGGAAGTTGCTGGAACTGTGGAAGTTATACTGGTTCAAGGGAACCATGATCGCACTAAGTCATTCTACCTAGCTCATGCTCTTGATATCTTCTTCAGGGATAATGAAAAGGTGTTTTTTGAAAGAGATCATTCCACCGTAAAATCTACAATACTTGGTAACACCTTTATAGGATATCATCATGGGAATTGTAAGATAGATGAACTACCTCTGTTGTTTGCTACAGGAGATAGTGCTGCAGGTTTTGGACTAGCTACATACAGAGAAATCCATACAGGTGACAAACACCATTATATGGCAAAAGAAATAAAAGGTGTTAGAATCCAACAGATGCCCTCTCTTTCAGGAACAGATAGATGGCATGCTGATAACAACTATGTAAACAATATTAGAGCTGGACTCGTTCTAATCTATGATCCTCTTAAAGGAAAGATTGGAGAGTTTGAATCAAGAATATAAGTTATGTCAACATTAAGAAAATTGGTTTCAGATGTTCGTGGAATGCACAAATTAATTTCCACTGATTCTCTTATTACAGATAGAGTGATTGCTTCTGAAATCAGAAACAATGCTCTTTTGTTAATTAAAAGAGAAACCAATCTTAGAAAGCTTTGGTCTACATCAACAATTTTTACCACCATTCCTTGTTTGGAGATGGTGGAAGTTCCTATTTCTGAATGTTGCGATTATGCTGATCCTTGCAGTGTATCTAGAAGTAAATTCAAGCTTCCTCGTATTTCAGAAGGAAACTATCAATATGTCATCCAAGGTGTTTATTCTATAAATGCTATGGGTGGTACAGGAAAGAAACTAAAAGAAATCACAATCAACAGATACACCAACTTGTTAAAACTTCCTATAATAAAAAAAGAAGATTATTATTGGATAATTAATGACTATTTGTACATCAGCAATCCTCTTATTCAAAAAATAAGAATATCTGCTTTATTTGAGGATGAGGTGCCTAATGAGATAATGTATCCAGATTGTGATTGTAATAACATTGTATCTACAGAAGACCTTTGTAAAAATCCCTTGGACAAGCAATTCTCTCTCCCAGGATATTTAGAAAAACAAGTGTTAGAACTCACTTCTCAAAAACTCTTAGGAACATATTTCCAATTGAAAACAGATATGACAGATGATGGAATGGATGGTCAAGCACCAAACGCCCCAGCTGGAAGATGAGAAGGAAAATAGATTGGAGAAGTTCAAGCAAAGAAAACTACAATGATTTTTGCAGTAAGTATCCCTCAGTTAAACTAACGTTTGATGAGTGGAGAAATATTATTTATGTATTTATGGAATCTTTCAAGGAGTATATTCTTGAAACTGGTGAAAGAGCAAAGCTTCCTTATGGATTTGGTGAGTTTTCAATAAATAAGAAAAAGAGAAGAAAAATTAAAGGAACAGATGGAAAAGAATTCATCAATCTTCCAATAGACTGGCAAAAGACCAAAGAGAAAGGAAAAAGGATATATAATTTCAACTACCACACAGAGGGTTATTTCTTTGGATGGATTTGGTTCAAGGGAACAGCTAGATTTAGAAATGTTGATCTTTGGTATTTCAAACCATCAAGAACCACATCTAGACTTCTATCACACTACTTAAAGATATCTGATAAATATCAGCACATTTACAACACCTGGAAAACTTAAAAAATGTCCTACTACTATAAATACAATTTTACATCTCCTGAGATTGTCTATTCCACTGTAAAAGAAGAGCTTAAGAGCTATTTTGATACAGGGGCTGTAGATGATTTGCTGTTTCCCACCTACCTTGATAAATGCTTAAGGAAATTGGGCAGAGCTACATATGTCATTTCTGAACAGCTTCTTCAAATAGAAGACTTCCAAGCAAGACTCCCAGATAACTTTTTTGCTGTTAGGGAGGCTTGGTTGTGTACAGAAATAGATGGTTTTCCATACAAAACAGCTAATTCTTTCTATTCCCAGGCATCTTCTGAAACAACAATACAAGTGAGTCCTGTGATTTCTAATCAGGTGTCTTGTAATAGCAATTGTCCTCCAGACAACTGTACATGTATGCCTGAGCTTATACAGTCTGTATATAAGACAAACAATGAGGTGAATTTAACATATACAAAGAAATACCTTCTGAAACCAGGAAATATTTCTGTTAGAGCAGATTGCACATTAGATTGTGCAAATTTTGGCAGTTCTTCAGCAGACTCTTTTGATATTAGAGATAACAAACTTGTCACCAATTTTAGATGTGGAACAGTTTATTTGGTGTTCTACGCTACAGAGTATGATAATAGTGGTAATCAAATGATTCCTGATAACTATCGTATCAGGGAATATATAGAAGCATTTATTAAATATAAGGTGTTTGAAACTCTTACAAATCAGACAAACGATGAAACATTCAATCAGCTTCAGCAAAAACTTGCATATTACAAACAGCTTTCTGAAGAAGCCTTTATAATGGCTGATATTGAGATTAAGAAACAAGATGCTTATGCTAAGCAAAGAAGAATAAAGAATGATTTAAATAGGTTCAACAGATTTGAACTTCCTAATGTAACATATAGATACGGTTGGAGACGTAATACATAACAAATTATTTCTGTTATATAATGGCTGAAGAAACTAAGAAAGACCAAGGAGCTATAAATTTAAACAGTGGTGTTGCACAGACAGGGCTGAACATGGACCAATCTGTAAATCAGATTGGACAGGGATCTCTTACATATGCATTAAACGCTGCTGTTGAGAACTTTGATGCTAATTCTGTTAATTACCAGAATGAGCCAGGGAACGAGTTTTGTGTGCAATTTCCTTCGGGGTTTTCTCTTATTGGTCATCATTTAATAGCTGAACAAAACAAACATATATTCTTTCTTGTGAACTCTGATACAGGAGATTCTCACATAGGGTATATGGATAATAATGATTGTATTTACAAAATCTATGTAGATGCAAAGTGTTTAAATTTCAATATTAAAAATCCTATTCACAAGATAGTGCATAAGATTACAAATTGCACTACAGAAATATATTGGACAGATGGTGTTAATCCAAGAAGATATTTAAATCTTAACGACATTCCTTACACTTTTGCTGCAGCATCCACTTTTTGCGATCCTAGTTTTACAAATGAAGTGGACTGTAATCAACTAAAACTACAGCCTAATTTTAAAATACCTCTTCTATCTATAGTTGATGTTCAAGAGGGTGGAGACCTTACAGCAGGAACATACCAATTTGCTATTCAATATTCTGATGCTACAGGCAATCCTTTCACTTCCTACTATTCAATCACCAATCCCACTCCTATTGCTGATCCTTTCCTCACCACTCCTAATTTTGATTATAAGGTGGGGAAATCCATTGTTGTAGAAATTAAAAATCTTGATGAAACTGGACAATACCAATATTTTAATTTAGCCGTAATAAAAACTGTCAATGATATTCCTTCCGTGGAACTAGTTGGAACATATTTTATTGACGAGCTTACAAAAAGAATCACATACACAGGTCAGAATGTTACACAAATAAGACTCACTATAAATGACATATTTGAGAAGTTTCCTTATTATGAAATAGCTCAGGATTTGACAGTGGTGCAAGATGTTCTTGTTTGGGACAATCTTACATCTATTGACAGGATTAATTATCAAGAGATTGCTTCAAAAATTCAGCTTCAGTGGCAAACATACAAACTTCCAGCCACTGAAAACTATGCAGATGAACTAAATGCTACAAACCTTAGAGGATATTTAAGAGATGAGGTGTATGCGTTTGAGATAGTGTTCCTCCTAAAGAATGGTAAACAAACAGATGGGTTTCATATTCCTGGAAGGGTGAAGAACGCTTTTGAAATTTCTGTTCCAGATGTTCCTACAACTAACCCAGATTTTATAGGTGAACCAGATGATCCTATTGCAGGAACCAGTGAGTATTGGAAAATATATAACACTGCTGTAGATCTTGGTCCAGCTACAGGAGATAAAATAGGAAATGCTGTTCCTCATAGGTATGGAGATTTTGCTTATTGGGAATCTGAAGAAACCTATCCTTGTAATAAAGATGTATGGGGAGATTTAGCAGGACAAAAGATTAGACATCACAAGTTTCCAGATGTCCTTGTAAGTCCAATATTTGAATCTAAAATATTTGCTCCACCTACCAAATTAGTGATGGAGCAAGGATCTGTTTTTCCAATTGGTGTAAAAATAGATGTTGATGATATTCAAGATTTGATACAAAAATCAAATCTCACTGATGAACAAAAAGCTGACATAGCTGGATTTAAGATTGTTAGAGGAGACAGAAGTACAAATAAATCCATTATTGGAAAAGGCATACTCAGGAATGTAGGAAGTTATACAAGAGAAGAACAAACGTTCTACTTTCCAAACTATCCTTATAATGAACTCCAACCAGATGTATTTTTAACTTCTAACAATAATGCTTTTGCAAAAGAAGCCACTCCTTGGTTGGTGATATGCACTCAATCTGGTAAATATGAAATTACAGACATAAACACTGGAAAACTCATTCCAAAACCAATGGTTGCTGGAGAAACTTATGAAATTTGTTCTATAACAAGACCAAAACGTCTTTCAGGAGCAGCAAAAATAGGACCAGCAAATTATGAATCTTGGACAGTTGTAGGTGATGGTAATAGTCATGCTGATTATTCTTGGGTAGATCCTTTTTCCACTACCAACTCTAATGGAACACCTGGAAATATAAGAGTTTTTAGTAATGTTTTTGGAAATTCAAGTTTTGGTCCTATAGTTATAGCTGTTGGAGGCAGTATTTCATACACTGGAAGTTGTACTGGTTTAGGTGCTGCTTGTTCTAGAGAAAAAAAGATACAGAATCCTAGAGAAGTTCAAGACATTGGAAGTGTAAACTTTACAAAAGGTAGAATAAGTAAATTATCTTGTAATTCAACAACACCATTAACATCAACAGGAACTAACATAGCATCTGCAAAAAGAATGGTGTTTAATTCTCCAGAAACTTCTTTTGGAAATCCTTTTCTAGGAAATATTCTGAAGCTTGAAAATGTAATGTTTGGTGGTGGATTAGGGCACTTTGTACAAGTGAAGAATAATGCAAATTATAAGCTTCTAAGCAAAGATGCTCAATTTGATGCGTTAAACAGTTCTCAAAGTGTTGCTAATATTGGAGGATTTAATGCAGGGTCTATGTTTGCTGCCTATCAGTCCTACCTCACTATATATGTAAATGGTATCACTAGAAAAAACTATGCCTATTCCTACAACTCTATAGCTAGTTACGATTATTCAAGTGAAATTGCAAATGGGCTTGGTATTAAACAAAGACCTCTTGATATCGCTCAATATTTAATTCCAGGTGTGTTGAATGTTGGAGATGATAAAAATATAAACAACTTTCAAAGAGAATCTTCTGTATATTTAAAAACTACAGAAAATCTGATAGATACAACAATTTATTACAAAGAATACAGAATCTGTAATAGTAATGTTTCTTCCACTTTACAGAAACCAGAAGACACTTTTGAGTTTTCTTATGTAGATGAAAACTACAAAAACGCAACTAAACCTGTTTCTCCAGGAACTTGTGAAGTGATTAATTCTGTAATAGTTCCTGTAAAAACTTCTGGAATAGGAAATTATACAATAACAGTGATTGGTTCTGGGTCTAATTTTGTAACTAATGTTCCCACTCCAGCACTTCCCTTTCCAGATCAAACAAATAGTTTAATTGATCCTACAACCAATTTTCCAAGGATTACAGAAAAATCAAGAATCACTATTAGTGAGGTGGGGGCTTGTAATGCTCCAGCTAAAGAGCAAGATTTGAAAGTGGTTTCTTATTATGCCTCTTTAAAAAATCTAAATATAAATCAATGGGGACAACTTTATACATATTCCACTATTGATACAGGTTTTCAAATAAATGTTAACTTTGGCACCACTCAAGGTGGAAGAGTTGTTTTTGGAGGAGATACATTTATAAGTAGATTCACATTTAAGACAAAACTTCCTTTCTTTATAGATAACAGAGTGGGAGCTCCTGATGACTCTGATATATTTTATGATGAAATAGGTAATGTTGCCTATCCTAAATATTGGCATTCTTCAAGATCTATCACTGAAAATTATGTTTTAACTACAGGGCAAATTTTAACAAATATAATTTCGTACAAGGCTAATAACTTTGACTGTCCTAACGATCCTGGTTCTATAGCTCCTCCAAGTGGAACAAATGTTGCTGGTACATACAGAACTTTCTATGATGGATATTTCTATTTGTTTGCATATGGTATTCCTAATTTTTATTGTGAAACTTCTTACAACTTAGATCTTCGTCAAGCATTTAATAATAGAGAAGGAGATTTCTGGCCTCATGTAAGCACAGGTATTCCTGATGATTGGGTGCAAGAAGATTTTGTTTCTATTGCTAATGATAACACGTACACTTACAATAGAACGTTTAGCAAACAAAATAAGGAGAACTTTTTCTCCCATCTTCCTCCAGATTGGGAAGAAAAGTTGTGTTTTACCAACTATCCATTTAGAGCAATATATTCAGACAGACAAGTTGAGAACGCTGATAACAGAGTGAATAACTGGTTGTATTACAGAGCTGTTTCATTCTTTGACTTCCCTCAGAATTATGGGAAGCTTACATCCTTAGATGGTATACAGAACAGAGCTGTTTTAGCTAGATTTGAGAATAAGTCATTGCTTTACAATACACTTCTCACTGTTGAAACAAGTAATCCACAAGCTGCTTATTTAGGAAACGATACATTGTTTAGAAGTGCTCCTCCTATTGATTTTGCAGAAACAGATCTTGGATATGTAGGAAGTCAGAACAAGTTTCTTTTAAAAATTCCTCAAGGACAAATCACCGTTGATGCTAAAAGAGGACAAATATTCCTAGTTTCAGGAAACCAGGCTACAGACTTAACAGCATTTGGATCTGGTATGAATAGGTTCTTTACAGATCATTTAGCTTTTGAAATCTTAAGATTTTTCCCTGATTTAGAAACTGTGGTGAACAATGAGAGAATTGTTATCCCTGGAGTGAATATAGACAACCATTTCAATGGAATAGGATTACATGGTGTATATGATAGTAAGTATGACAGGGTGATAATCACTAAGTTGGACTATGTTCCTCTTTCTAATGATGTTAAATATGACTACACCACCAAGGATTTTTATATAGAAGAGATTATAAACAATACACCTATTAGAACAATCATCTATTTATCTGATAAGGAGTATTTCTGTAACAAGTCTTGGACTCTATCATTCAACCTAAACACAAAAACTTGGGTGAGCTTCCACAGCTACCTCCCCAACTTCTACATGGGAGAGAACAATTTCTTCTATTCAGGAGTGAATGGATGTTGTGATGGATTTGATTTAAGCGGGTTTGGTGTTATTGCTACAAGTAATTTGGCTGAAGTGGTTGACAGAACTACTACAACCACCACTACAGAACCTGTTTCATTCCCTTTACCATCCTATGATTGCGATTGTTCTGGAACAGCATATTCTATAGATTGTTCTTTAGATGGGACAGCTTTTGATGTAACACCTACAACCACCACTACTACCACTTGTGGATTTGGAGATAATCAATACGTATTTATAACTGGATATACAGTGAATTCTACAGATGTCACATCAACACTTTCTCTTGAAATTGCTTGTAATGCTGCAAATTATTATCAAGGTTCTGTAGGTATCAATTGTTCATTTTCATTTACAGATATAACAGTTTTCTCAGATAGCCTATCTGTTGGAGAAATAGTGTACGAATCTCCTTGTATCACTATTCCTGATGGTTGGTATTTTACAAGCAACTATCCAGCAGATGGGTTAGTTTATTATGTTGTTGATGGACAAATTGTTGAAATAACACCCTGCATATGCACTGTTACAGAAACCACCACTGTTGTTCCAAATATTCCAGAATGTTGTTCAAATATTTACATAATGAACGATAAGGTGATGTATAGAGATATAAATGGTAACTATACATTAAATGTTCCAGGATATGTTTCTTCTACAGGGATTGCAATAACATCTAATAAGTTCTTTGCAATTAATACACAAATAAATGAATGGGATGTGACACTAGCTCCATTCTCAGCAACATTTAACAGAAACATTGCTCTTCCAGGAGGATTTACAACATCTTCAGGAATTGTAGCAATAAATAATACAACATTAGTTGCTGTAAATGATACACCTGCTCCTCAAAAGGTTGTGGAGCTTGATATAACAGGAGTGACAGCATCTTTAACAAATCAGTTTGATTTACAAACAGATAGAGTGGCAATTGGAAATCCTTTGTATACAACAGGAGGAAAGCTCATATTAATTAATCAAGACACAGTTTCCAACGATTACTATCTATCTCAATATGACTATTCTACAGGAACTTTAGAAGTGGACTTCAACATGGGATCTTTTGCAGCAGTGTCTGTTGCATATTGTGATTGTTTAATATACTTAGTAGATGGTCTTGGAAAAGTGGTAATGGTTGTTAGCACATATCCTGGATATGAGCTTATTACAATTATACCACCAACAGGATTAACTTTCTCCCTTTATACACAATTGATGAGTTGTGTTGTAAACTCTCTAACAGAAAATCCATTATTAACAACAACAACTAGTACCACTGTGGTTACATATTGCTACACAGTGGATGTTTCTGGAGAAGGAACACTTTTATGGTTAGATGGTTTTGGAGAAACACAATCTCTAGAAATCACTGACCCACAAACACTTACACTTTGTGCTCAGTTTAATTCAATTTCTAGTGATGAAGATTTAACATTCATTTCATGTTCAGACTATCTACCATGTACAACAGAAGGAGATTGTCCTACAACAACAACCACTACCACCTCACCCTAAAGAACAATAGATGTCAAAAGTAGTATATATAAAGTTGGCAAAATCTGCACCAAATGCAGGACCTTTCACTATTTATGATAATCTAGGAAACCTAATAGCAGCAAATGTTTCCATGAAAGATCTTATTGATGGAGTTGCCTATCCTGTAGATGATAATGCAACTCGTGTGCTACTTGAATCAAAAGGAAGATGTAAATTTGTAAAATCTATTCTTATTGATGACTTAAATATTAGTATCATAGATTATGCAAATGTAAAATACACCCAGACATTTACAGGGTGTGTTTGGAGACATTTAAAGAATCCGCAGATATACAATACATATTACGGAGAAACCCAGCCTTACATAATCGAATATCCTTTTGCATATAAGTATTATGATGAAATATTGCAGAATGTAAAGGATTATACAAAGGTGTATCAATACCTCCCAGACCAATTTGGGGTGTTTGATGACAATAGAAAGATAACATTGGACAATGCATGGTTTAACAAAGCTGTGTTATATAACGATCAACAGTCTTCAGGGGTGTTAGAACTGGTTGCAAAACCAATGAACAACCTAAAGGAATACATGAAGTATCCTATGTACAATGCTGATAGTAAGGTGATTACATACACTAAGAGTGACAACTTCTACCAGTATAACACATTCTGGTCTTTAGTAAAGGATAAAAGAGACCTTCTATTCACCAAGACATGTGAATCTCTATCTTTGGATAAGGTGGTGAATCAGTCAAATATGGACTATGGTAAACGTTCATATAGAAAAGAACCTCTGAGAGCTAAGGATTTGAAGGTGAGGCACATCTTAGACAACCGTTCTGACATTCACTTAGTTTCTCAATTTATTGTTACACCAAGTCAAATCTCATTCAAATAATGGCAAAATGGTTAAACAAATATGATGCTCCAAAAGCCCAAAATGGTATAGAGGGTACAATGGGAGGACTTACAGACAAAGGCTTTAATTATAATGGAGCTTGGGGAGGTCCTTCTATGGAAATGGGTGGGAACATTCAACCCCCTATGGCAGGAGCTGTACAAACCCTCCCAATGTACCAAATGGGAGGATATGTCTATCCCACAACATTTGTTCCTGAGGCAGAGATGGGAGCATCTCTTCCTGGTTCTGTAGGATTCACGTACGCACGCACGCAAGGAATTCCTTCTGAAGGTCCTTATGGAAAGAAAACAGTTCCCAGTGCTCAGAATGGACAGGAGATGCAATTCTACCAAAATGCACTAGATTGGACTCCTAGGAATATAAGTGAGTATGGATCAGAAATACCTATGGGTCAAAAAAGTAAGAAAATTCCTGATTATTTAAAACCAACAAAATTACCAATTGGTGATATTGCTCAACAGACAGGTATTAAGAGTAATGAGCAAATAATGGCTGAAATAGTTGGTGCTGCTAGATTAAAACAAAAAAAGGAACAAGCAGCAAGAACAAGAACAACAATTGGTCCAGATGCAAGAACAGCTGGTGAGAAACAGAAAGCTAGAGAGTTCACAGAACAAGTAAACAAACGTAGAAAGGATTTAGGGTTTATGGAGGGTGCTGGACATAGTCAAGAATACATAGATAAGAAAAGAGCAGAAGCTGATAAAATTTTAACAGCTATTGAGGTAGGTACATTATTAGAAGCTCCTGTTAGTGCAGGGATTAAAGGTGTTGCAAAAGCTGCTCCAAGAGTAGGTGAATATTTAACAACACAAACCCCTTTAAAAAATGCTTACAAATTAAATCCTTGGGCATTTAAATCTAATCCTGAAGCCTATTATAGAATGATAGGTGAAGGAGGATATGCTGATGCATTAGAATCTGGTATTATAAGAGCTAATCCAAAAAGAGGAAAATTTGAAGTTCCCTATTTTGCAAAAGGAAAACCACATTCAGTTTATAGTGGTCCTTATATGGCTGAATATACAGCAGATGATGTAATTTTTCCAAAATATAATTTTTCCGATTATGCCACTCCTTTAGAAACTATCACTGTAGGAAATCCAAATCTTAAGTTTTACAAACAAGATTGGCTAAAAGGATTTAAAGAAGTTCCTAAATCTTCAGTTTCTTTTGGTCAAACTAGTCAAATTGCAGATGATTTGTTTAATCCAATTTCAGATGATATATTAAAATATCTTCTTGATGATACTAAACATCCTTTGTTTATAAGAGCTCTTGGAAAAATTGTACCTCCTGGAACCAGTATAGCTGCCCCAGGATTATATGCTCAAGTTTTAAATCAAAGTTTATCTGAAGAAGATAAAAGTAAACTTCCAGAATTTGCTAGAGAACATTTGGAAAAAATGGCAAATCAATTTAATATAGATTCTAAGTTAAAACAAAAGAAAAAGGGTGGTGTGGTAAAAGATAATAATGGATATTGGAATCCTGACAATTGGGGAAAGGTGGTGGAAATAGATTCTCCCAATATAACAATGAAAGGTGTTAATCAAGATTTAATAGGAGTGTCTGATACAGGAGATGTACAATACATGACTTCTGGGAACGATTATATATTTGATGGAAACCGTGTAAAAGAATACCCCGCAGCTAAATATGGTGTAAATCAACAGGATGAAAAGACTGTTCAACATTTAGATCAATTACTTAACTTTACTAATAAACCGAAAGCCAAGAATGGTTGGCTCTCTAAATACGAATAATATGAAAGCAAAGTTCCTCAAAATCGCTGGTGTTAAATCTGAAAAGGAATTCTACAAGAAATATCCTACAGAAGCTGCATTCTTCAAAGCTCATCCTGAAGCAAAACAGCTTAAGAAAGCTAAGGTGGGATCGTATATTGGTGGAGAACAAAATCCTTCCAAAATTGTTTCTTATGGTGAGTATGAAAATCTAGCTCCTTTACAAGTTTTTGGAAAAACAAAAGAGCAAATAGATAGAGAAAATGTTGCCATGTCTTTACAACAAAACAATGCTTCTAGAGGCATAACAGATGCTTTACAAAAAATATCTGATAGTATTGGTAATGTTCAAGGTAAGAAGGTTAAGAAAGCTCAAGAGGGTGCTACAGCAGCTGGAAAATCTACAAATGTTCTAGGAGGTATTGCTCAAGGACTTCCTTTAATAGGGAATGTAATAGAAGCTATTGGTAGCATAGGGCAAATGAAGCAACAGCGTAAAGAATTAGAAAGAGCTTCTAAAATAAGTGATATTGCTTTACAGGCCTCTCAAACCCAGCCTGAAAGAACAGCTAGAAGATATACACAACAACAAGTTATAAGTCCTAATGAAGTATTTATTCCTGGAGGAACAACAACAGAAATCCTTGCTGAATATGGAGCTTCTATAGGAGGCACTCCTACAGAAATCCAAAACATGTACAATCCTGGTGATTTATATTCCAATCTTGGATATGAGCCTCTATCCGAAAGTGATATTGTAAAACAATACAAATCGGGAGGAGCTATTCCTAAAGCTGTTACAGGATTTGAAAAGTTTATGTCTGGTGGTGGTGGACAAGCTGTTTCATCTTTAATAGGAGCAGGGTTTTCTCAATTAGGTGGGGGTGCTGCTGCTGGTTCTCAAATAGGAGGTGCTCTTGGACAGGGGTTAAGTATGATTCCTGGAGTGGGGGCTGTTGTTGGTCCAGCTTTTTCAGCTGTAGGAGGATTGGCAGGTGCAATAATTGATGCTCCAGGTGCTAAACAAGAAAAAATGAATAAGGAGAAGCTTAAGAGTAATATAGGCACTATGGCCTTACAAAATTCTTTAGAAGCAGCATTAGGAAATAATTCTTCAGTTGTTAGAAATGGTGGTAATATTCCTTATGCAGAACATGGATGGGTGAGTCATGATTGGCAACCACAAGTGATTGCTAAATGGGGAGACATAAATGTTGAAGATGTTGATGATATATTCAGACCTGCTGATATGAAAACACTTGAATATGGTGGTCCTGTAAAAGCTCAAGTTGGATGGAATCTTCCTTATGAAAACTATGAAGAAAGACTAGAAAGGTTTAGAGGTATAATGGGAAAATATTCTGATGAAGATTTGAATAAAAGAGCTACAACACAAGCTGGTTTGGAAGAATATGCAAAGCTCTATCCAAATGAACCTTTTACGCTAGATGACATTGCTTTCTTTCAAGACTACACAACAAAGGTGTTAGATCCTCAGACACAAGCGTTTATGCAAAGAAGGGGTGCTGATTGGAAGCCTGGAACAGAGCGCAGTAAGAGAGATGCTATATGGGGACCAAAAACACATAGACAACCTCTTGCAACAGCAGCAATTAAGCCTGCAGGAGCTTCTGAGTTCACTGAGCTTGGAACAGTGAGAGAAGGATATGCTACATCTGGTGTAAATAGTGGTAGTGGAGGAAGTGCTGACATGAAAGGATTGGTTCCAAGTAGAATGGTTCTTCCTGGTGGAAAATCTGTTAATGTACAATTCCTTGGAGATGAGGGTAGTAAAAAACCTTATTTTAGAAATGAAACAGGAGACTTAGTTCCTTATGATCCTAGTAAATATCATTCTGATACAGGAAAATATTACAGAACAGGAGGAAATCTTAAACAAAACTATCTTTCTGAATTAGACAATTTCAACTTTGGTGGTAGTTTAAAAACACATTGGGGAGGGTATGCTGAGCCAATTTCTCAAAACCCATATCTTCCGGGTACAGGCGAAACTGTATTATTTAAAGGACAATATCATAGTCAGTCTGATGGAAAAGGAAGAACTGGTATAGGAGTTTCCTATAAAAGTCCTGATGAAAAGGGTATTCAAGACTATGCTGAATATGGAACAAAGGCTGCTGAAAACATGGCTCAGGTTGAAGTGGAGCATGGAGAACCAGCTATACAAACTTATGAAAACTCGAAATCAAACAATTCAAGTTTTGCTGAAGAAGGTGCTAGTGTAGGTGATGATTTATCAATGACTGTATATGGAGCACTGAAGGCTAAAGCAATGGTTCCTTTTGATAAACTTGCAAAAGGACTAAGTTATAAAGGATATGTAAATAAGCTTTCTAAGAAAGAAAATAAGGCAATGGCCAATCTTAACAAAGCAGAGCAAGAGCTTTCAGAATTAGATGTTAATAGTAATTTTGCTAAGGCTACAAAAAACTCACTAGAAGCAATAGTGACTGGAGCACATATGACTCTTAAAGATATTGCTGGTAAAAAAATGTTAGCTGCAGAGTTGCAAAATACTACAAATGAAAAAGCTGAAGAATATGGACTGGATGCTGATGCTTTAGCTAAAGGCAAATTCAAACCGTCTAAAGATATGGACAAAGCAAAATATGGTAAAGAAATAGATAAGGCTCAGAAAGGAAAGAAAAAGGCAAAAACTTTAAACATTAAAACTCTAAAACCAGGAGTTGATGAAATAGCAGAACCTGAACTAATTGATGAGTCTGAAACTAAACAAAAACCCAAAGAAAAATCTGCAGAAGAAATTAGAGCTGAACAGGTTGCAAATTTAAGAGAAGCCGGTATTACTGAAGGTCCTTCAAAATCTAAAGGTGAAGCGGAATATGAAAAACTTCCAGAAAAAGATCAAAAATTGTATGATTACAATCTTTACAAAGCGATCTTGAAACAAGAAAAGAAAGATCTTGCTAAAGAGAAAGATCCTTCCAAACAACTTGCTATAAAGCAAAAAAGTGCTCAGTATAGACAGTTCATGAGTGATAAGTATAAAAAAGATGTAACTGCTATAGGAATGGAGCTTAATGACAAAGATGATAAAGAGGATTCAAGTACAAAAGACACTGTAAAAGCAATCTCTCAACAATTGTCCCAGCTCCTCAGAAGACCTCTTCAGGAAGAAATTAGTGAAGATCAATTCCTTGGAGAATATTTAGCAAAATCTCAAAATCAACCAGTTCCTGTACAAGCACAAACATATCAACCTCTGTTAGACACACCATTTGATGTTTCTTTCCAGGATCAATTGAATCAAAACCAAGCTACGTTCAATGCTCTACAAAGACAAATAGGAGCTAATCCTGCAGCACTATCAGCCCTAGCTGCTCAGAAGTATTCAGCAGACAAACAAGTGTTAGCAGACCAATTTAGAACAAATCAAGCTCTCAGAGCTGGTGTGTTCTCTAAGAACAGAGACACTCTCAATGATGCAGCTCTTAAAAACTTGGCTATTCTGGATCAACAATATGTTAGACAACAAGAAGCTCTTAGTAAGACAAAAGCTACAGACCTTGAGATTGCTAAGTCTATTTCTGACAAGATTGCTAAAAACAGACTTGAGAACAGAACCTTTGCTGCATATTCTAACATGTTCCCTCAATATGGATTCAACAGGAACATGATGGCAATTTCCCAAGCTCCTACATTCTTCAATCCAGGAGTTGTTGCAGGACTCTCTCCTGAGGATGCAAAAGATTTTCAGGAATGGAAGGACCAAAAGAATAAGACAAAAACACAATCTTCCACTACAGGAAAATATGGTAAGAATCTTAAAAAACACTTTCAAAACGGATCAATTGTGAAATCTCTAAAAAACATCTAATCTAATTGGTTATATAAGATTACCAAATTTGATTATTTCTGTTGGAGAATATAATAATTCAAATTAAATTTGTACACTCATGGCCTCGTT